TTAGAAATTGAGCGTAGATTGTCTTTGAGCCGTTGAATGTGGCGGAACTTTATTAATAATACCCGGAGTCATAATAGAGCGAATAAATGTCTCCATTGTAATAAAGGTGTGTCCGCAATTAATATTGGTACACTGATTATATCTCTCTTTAGTTTCGGCAGATATTTCACGACTGGAGCGAGTATGCGCTGTGCAACGGCAAATAGGGCATCGCATCATAATAAACACCTCAACGTTCATTTGAGCTTATTGACTATTTTAAATTATTCAAATGAATAAATCATCTGTTTGTATTCAACAAGTTATCCATCAGTAGCTTCATAGCTTATATCTGATAATAGAACTTCAAGTTCGAGGTTTGTCGTATAACCGCTATTATTGAGCGAATGAATAACTTTAGTAATTATCCACGACTGGTTATCGATCACCGACTTAAATCCTTTCACTTTGACAGGGGTTTCCGGGTAAAGCTCGGGTCTGCCAATGGCCAACGTAATAGAAAACTCAGCCACACCACGTTGTAATTTATCCCATTTTGCCTGAGCGGCGCGCATGGCTTGCGCTTGTGTGGCATAGACCGTCGTTAGGGCAAACACGTTATCCGCTTCGCCCACCATATATTCACCCTCGCGCGTTTCCTGCTCTTTAGTGGTTTTTTTCTTCGCTTCCGGTTTCGCTTTGGGGTGTTGTAACGCCCTTAAATGCTGTTCTTTGGGTTTGCGCTGGAGCTTCACTTTTTGCTTTTGCGGCTTCGGGTCTTTGGTATGTAACCACTTAGCTGTAACACCGGTGTAAGCGCCCCGATCAGCGATGGCAAATTGGTGCCGATCGCCGTCGCGGCGGGGGAGAGTGACTGGTGGAATGGGGTGACCACTGGCCGTTACGCCGCGGCCAGCTATGAGAAACAACAGCTTCCCCGCTTTGACGGAGACTTCGCCCCCGTTCCGTTCGGCAAGGCGAGTGAGGAATTTAGCGTCGGACTCTTGCGACTGGTCGATATGCGGAATTTTAATTGAGGCTAATGCTGGAGCTACGCTGGCAATGAGTTTGTTCCGCGTGGCGATGGCTTCAACGATAGCGCCGAGCGTGGTGTCATGCCATGATCCCTCGCGTCTGGAATTTAGCGTTCCACGAAAATCTGCACTTCTGGCACGGATGGTCACTGTATCCGGTGCGCCGCGATGTTCCACTTCATCAACGGTAAAGTTGCCTTTATCGATCAGCGCAAATCCTTTCCAGCCGAGAAACAGCGTCAAAACGGCACCGCGTAGCGGCAGCGCGACCCGCCCATCGGCATCATCAAGTTCAATATCAAGCTGGTCGGCTTCAAAGCCGCGATTATCAGTCAGCGTTAGATTTATCAAGCGGTTGCTGATATTGCCGGTAATATCACGACTATCAAGCGTTAACATAAAATCCGGCATCAATATGCTACCCGCATCTTTTGTCAGCACATCTAACATTAATTCGCCCCCACTGCGCCAGCCAGTTTTGCGACCATATCGCCGTTATTGCCAATGAGCGTTTCGCTCTGTTTACCTATATCGCCATATAGCGCTGCAAGCGATTCATCCACGCGGGTGAGCGTTAGCGTAAAATCGATTTTGCGCGGGGTGCCGTCGACAAAAAACACACTACCGGTTTCATTCACCGAGTTAATGATATACATACCGTAAATCATGCCGGTACCATCCAGCAATGGCCACGCGCGACCTTCTTCAGCCATCAGTCTAAGCGTAGTTATGGTCATTTTACCGCCGGTGAGTTCGGGATAAAGCACACCCCTAAGTGTGATATTCTCTTCGCCAACCCCAAGAAATTGAAAAGCATCACGCTGACCAACCCGACTATTAGACGGCCAGCGATACTCCGCATTACGCTGAAAATTCTGGTAGGGTAGTGTTTGCCGCATAAAAACAAACATACCGAGTGCGAGCATCATGGTGTGTTATCTCCTTATCCATCGAATGTCATGCTGGCACGCATACGGGCGCGTTTTTCCCGTTCATATTGTTCGAGAGCATCGCGGAACTGGCGGTTAAGATTGTCACTCGTTGAGACGTCACCAGAGAGCGTGATGTGGTAATCGTTTTTGCTCTGGTCAACGTAAGAACGACCCGCAGGTGCGGTAACTGGCTGATAGGTCTGATAGCCACCATAAGTACTGGTCGCTGGAATGTAGGAGCTGCCCTGGGTCACGGCACTGGCTTTAGTCGCAGTTTGGTCAAGTGTGCTGGATTCCTTATTGATAATACCGAGCTTTTCCAGCACCCAATCAATACCACTGCGCAATTTGTTAAAGGCATTGAGCGGTAGCATCAGCGCATCAGCCAGCGCCTGACCAAATATCACGCCTGCATTGCGACAACTGTCGAGTGTTTCTTTACTGGATTTCACCGGTGCAATGAGGTCTTTAAACCATTGCCAGACCTTTTGCAGGCCTTCGCCGAGAGAATCAAACATCGGCTTAAGCGGCGCGAACATTTCACTGAACGGTGCAAATGCTGCCTTGAGTCCTGCAACTACACCACCAAAAAATGCGCTGATAGGTTGCCAGTATTTACGGATAAGTAACGCTCCGGCGGCAATGGCTGCCACAACAGCCACCACCGGCCAACTGATCGTACCAATGGCAGTCATAATTGCGCCGCATACCGAGGTGAACACGGTGCCTAGCGCGCCAGCCGCAGCGATAATGGCATTCACACCAGTGATAACCGGCCACGCGACGAGGCCAATAGCCCCAATTATGCCGACAACGCCAAGCCCCACCGCAGCAATAGTGCCTAATGTCTGAGCCAAACCTTTGTTTTTCTGGATCCAGAGATCCAGTTTCAATACATATTGGGTGGCCGTTTGTACCAGTTTGCGCAGTGAAGACTCCTGTTGGTCATACAGGTCAGTCCCCACAGCCTGATATGCCGACTGAAATGCTTTAAAGTCGCCGCCGAGGTGGTCCTGCATAATGTTGACCAGCTCCTCGGTTTTGCCGTCAGAAGCTTTAAAAGCAGCGGTAAGCTGGTCGAGTTTACCGGTTACCGCAGCGGTCATTAAAACCGCCGCGGCCGAGCTGGCTTCCTCGCCAAAAATGGTTTTCATGTATTCGGCGCGTTGGGCAGTACCCAGTTTGTTTTTCTCAAAACTGGCCTGTATCTCTTTCAGGATGGTAAAAATTGGCCGCGTGTTGCCTTTGGGGTCGGCAGTTTTTACCCCCAGCTCTTTTATTGCATCCCACGCCTTACCGGTCGGTGCCTGTAAGCGACTCAATACTGCACGACTCCCCGTACCCGCCATTGAACCGGTGATTTTTGCATCATGTAGTGCGCCGACCATAGCGGCGGTTTCCTCAATACTGACACCGGCATTTTTCGCCACCGGGGCGGCGTAGGTCAATGCATCGCTGAGGCCATCAAAATTAGCAGCGGTCTTATTCATGGCCATTGAGATCACATCACCTATATGCGCGACCTTATTGTTTGCAAGCTGAAAGGCTGATTTCATCCCCATCAGCAATCCGGCGTTTTCCTCCATCGTGCGTCGATTCGCCAGAGCCATATTTAGCGTGACTGGCGTTGCAGCCTGAATGGCACCCACATCGCCGCCCGCTTTGGCGATAATAATCTGTGCACCCGCAGCATCGTCGGCAGAGGCTGCGGTGTTATCGCCAAGTTGGCGCGCCTGTTTGCGTAATGTCGCCATTTCTGTGGAGTCTTTTGCCACGCCGAGCACCGCCTGTAACTCGGAGTTTTTCTGTGCAAAGTCATAACCGGATTTCAGCAGCGCAGCACCGGCTAACGTGCCAGATGTTGCAATCCCTACACCAGCAGCCCCGATTGATGCCGCATTACCCGCCAGCTCTTTACCCGCCTGATAGCGCTGCTTTACCGCGTTGAGTTTTGCCTGTTGCGCACTGACTCGCGCCAGCGCTTCACGCTGACGATTGAGCTGTGCCGTTGTTTCGCTGATGGCGCTTTTCAGACGTCGTTCATCCGCCGCCAATGTGCGTGTATTAATACCCGCCTGACTGAGTTCCTGACGCTGGCGCTGTACTGCCTGTCGTAAGCTATTATGTTTGAGCTGAAGAGCGGCGGCATTTTTGCGGGCGGCCTCCATCGCCTGAGCCTGTGCGCGGGTCGGCTGTTCGGTGTTTCTAAATTGAATAGCTAACGCGTGAGCTTCTTCTTTTGCTCTTTTCAGCTCCTGACCGGTGACGGCAAGCTGTGCGCTGGACTTACGGAACCCCTCAATACGGGATGCCTGACCGCTCAGTTCGCGTAATGATTTTTGTGTTTCCCGAATATCCCCAGACAGCGATTTACTCGCTGTCTGAATGGATTTAAACGGGCGCGTTGCTTGGTCAACAGCCTTGAGTAATACCTGTAACTTAACGTTGTTACTCATGGGTATTTCCACTTCGCTGGAGCGCTTTTTCGCGCCATGTGATGAGTTCAGTCAGACTCAGGGGATATAACTCTGATGGTGGCCAGTGGAATATCACGGCAATATCTGCCATCAAATCATCGACCGACAGTTTCTTCGGGAAATCTACTGCACCGAATTCGGCGATAAAAAACCCACCACCTTACCAGCCAGTGCCACAAGGTCTGGCAGTTCTAATGCGGCGACTTCTTGTTCAGTCAGTGACGGATAAGTCATACGCGGCAGCACCTTAATCAGCGCGTCAACCTCAGAGTTCGCTACTGCCGCCAGACTGACACCGCGCAGGGTCCCGGCATTGGGTTTGATCAGGGTGATACTCGCAACTTCCTGCCCGCCACGTTTAACCGGGCTTTCCAAAGTGACGATATTCTCGTTTTCTTTCGTCATGATTTTCTCGTTTCACTTAGTTGTCAGGGGAAACCGGCCAGCCTGACTGACCGGGTAAAGATTACAGGCCGATATTGCGGCGATGCTGTTCGAGGCGGTCGACGCCATTCACCTTCTCAATCATATTGAGGGTGTCTATTTCGACCAATTCTTTACCGTCCAGCGTCAGTTTGAAGTAAGTGCAGACCACCGAGATTTTCGCTTCAGTATCCTCTCCCTCTTTGCCTTCGCCGGTGTCGATCTCTTTCTGGCGGCCCCGCATCACGACTTCGACGGCCACCGTTTCGCCACTATCATCGCGCTGGTAAGAGCCAGAAAAACGAATCGGTACCGCATTGATACCAGTGGCAGCATACAACTCCCAGATAACCGCATCAGGGAAACCACCAAGCGACCATTCCATTGACAGAGCATCATCATCCAAACCGAGATCGACCGGAGCACTGCCATTCATGCCCGCACCGCGATAGTTTTCGAGCTTACGGGTCAGTTTGGGTAACGTAATTGACTTGGCGACGCCCTGATAACTGTAGCCATTCAGGAACACATTCATCATTTTCAGTTTGCGTGGCATTGCCATTGTTCAGGCTCCTTATTTGCTGTTAACCGAGGAGACTAGATTTGCCAGATACTTATCGGTGATACGCTGGCGTAAGGTCAGGTTTTCTAGTGGCGGTACCGGCGTATAGTCATAATCAATATACAGTTTTCCGGCTTTCAGGGTTTCGGCGTCATTGGCTTCTTCATCAAACCAGCAGCTTGCATCGATGATATAGCCGTTAGTTTTCAGCTCGCGAAATTTGGCATTGATGCCATCTACGATGTCGCGAATCAATGTGGCGGTGACAGGTTTATCCACCGCCCATCTATGCCCCTCGGCTAGGGTATCGGCGATAACCTGTGCGGTGCGGGTATAGTTTTCAAATAGGAATAGTGGGTCATCCGCGCAGGTACGGTTGCCCCAAAAACGAAAACCATCTTTGCGGATCAGCGTGGTGACACCGGATTCATTGAGCAGGTCGGCATCAGTACCCGGTTCTTGTAAATCCCAGAATACCGAGGCGCTGATACCGGTGACGCCATTGATGCCGACGTTAGACAGCGTTTTGTGCCAGCCCTGTTCATGGTCGATCTTGGCACGCAGACCAAGTGCGCGAGCGGTGGCGTAGGCAATAGTTGTCGTGTTAGTCGCAGTATTCCATGCCAGAAAATCCGGCCAGATCACCATCAGCTCACGCTGGTTGAAATTCTCGCGATAGGCTTTCGCTTCGGAAACAGTCTTACAGTCCCACGCGCTGACATAACCAAATGCACGTAGTTTCTGGCAAATTGGTGCCAGTGCGGCAGCGACCTCTTTGGTGTCCAGTCCCGGTACCCCAAGAATACGCGGCTTAACACCAGTGACCGCCTCGGCGGTGAGTAGGGCTTTCAGGCCGGTGTATTTACCGTTTTCGTCAGTGGTGCCAATGATGTTGGAAACTGTCTGCGCGAGTTTGGCTTCATCATCATCGCCGGAACCCTCCTCCACACGCACAACAACAATGACGGGTTTCGACTGGTCAGCAATAGCCTGTAATGCTGCGGCCAATGTGCCTTTTTTACCGGCTTTGGCGATGGCGCTCTGTACATTGATAATTAACACTGGCTCATTGAGGGGAAATGTTGCCGCATCTGCATCGCTGGCCGTGCAGACCATACCGACAATTGCGGTTGAGACAGTAGAAATGACACGGGTGCCGTCGTTGATTTCGATGACCTGTACGCCGTGGTGATAGTCACTCATCCGTTTAACTCCGTGGTTAAGAGATGAGTGTTATTGTCCGGTTAGTCTTTAAAAGGTGCTATTTATCCGGGTTGGCTAAGGTCTGGCACAACAGCAGGCAGTGACACAATCATTAGGCATGCAAAGTCGAAGCAGCACTTATCCGGAAAGTGGTTTTATGCGTGGACCATCTGCCCATATTACCTAAAAATATTTTCAAACATATATCTGTCATCGGTAACATGCGATTCTGGACATAAAAATACGAACTCTACCGTTGTTTTCGCGGTGAGTTGATGTGCAGTATTGGGATAAATACAAAATACAGAACCTTTGCTAAATTTATCCTCTCGGTGATTTTTTAAAATCCCCTCTAAAACATCTGCTGTCCAAATAGAACCCTCCCCCGAAAGGATGATATACCATTCTTCACCCTCAGTATGACTATGGCAGCCAACATACTTTCCTTGTTCAATTATTGTACCATAGGCCTGTAAACCCTTTTTCTTAAACATTTCTATAATTGATATACCCACTACGTGGTCTTCTTTTATTTTATTACCACCAAAATTTGAAAAAATTATCATGCCAAACATCCTTTTTGTTAGCAGAGTAAAAAATGACCTAGACAGCTGATGGTAACCGCTATTTAATAATTAAACAATCACGACTTAAATATAAAAACAAGATAAATGGTTACCTATTTAATTAATAATTAAAATATAATTACGACACTAAAAGGTGAATTGAATGAATGAATCCCTATACGACTCACTCAAGTTATTAATACATTTTTGGCAACTCAGTTCTGAGCCTTGGGGGGCCAAAGATAATCAATCAAAGTTTATTTATGCAAATGATAAATACAAAGCCTTATTGGCATTACCAAACAAATTTTGCGTTGAAGGACGATTTGACGGAGAACTCCCAGCGCCTACCGCTGAATTTCAAACAGATTTTCAGCAGCATGACCGCAAAGTCGAGCTATTGCAAGACCGTATAACATCAATTGAAATACATGCTTTTGACGGGCAAACCTATTTTCAAGCTTGGTTTTTTGATAAATATCCTTTAATAGGTAAAGACGGCGTTTCACAAGGAACGATTTTCCATGGAAGACCGGTCGATAATCTCTTACTGAAGAATTTGTATAAAATAAAAATCCCAACCTCACTGGTGTTTACACCTCCATCTGAACTGTTTTCAAAACGAGAGTGGGAAGTTATTTTTTATATCATGCAATCATTTACCAGCAAGGAGATATCAAAAAAAATCCATTTATCACCGAGGACAATCTGTAACATAATTCAGAATATTTATGGGAAAATTAATGTTACCAGTAAAAAACAGCTAATCGAGTATTGTTATGAGAATAAAATAAATAACTATATACCCCAAAGCTTCTTCGAAGCTACAGGTTCATTTCCTCTTATGTCATAATTAACTTATTAAAATAAACATATCGTTATCTTAACCTTTGTGCACTAAAATACAGAACTCAATAAAACGTGAGTTTGTCAGAGGAGTAAGTGGGCGAGCGCTCGCCTGAATTACGCCGGTTTTTTCGGCCAATCAATACCCGGTGCCGCTGATATATCTAGCTGATTAAGTTGAACGCGATATTTACGCCATGCTACTAACTCAGTTTCGGCGGTTGGGGGGGACATATCAAACTCAATACTGTCTTTGAGAATTTCAATTTGAGTATTGGCATCGTCCAGCAAAATACTTTTCCTTTTCCTTTGCCTTGCTTCGGCTAAGTAATATTGTTTTTCCGCCTCACTGTCTTTAACCCATTTAGTGCCATTCCAACGGTCAAATGGACTGGTTGGGGCCAGTAGGGTGGTGTTTTCTGGCAGCGAACCAAGCTGATTGATGGTCTGTGGCTCACCGGTTTGCGTGTTGTAAACATCGGTTTCGCGATGGTCTTCGACATATTCCCATCGCTGGGTTTCTTCATTAAAAATAACTGCATATCCCTTTCTGGCGAGCAAAGGTTTTATTTCCGTGCAGGATGCGGGTAGCCCAGTATAGGGAGCAATATAGTAATCACTTTCCCCAACAAATTCTTTAGTCTCATAATGATAATTAAAAACAGTAACAATCTGTTCTTTGTCAGACATGACAAAAGCCATAATTATGCAGCCCTCACAATGTAGTTAAACGCCATATTAACCGGACGGTTTTCTTTGGCTGTTGGGACGACGCGGGAAGCGTCAAATTTCTTGGTTGTTGCTCCATTACCACCATCATTAATAGCATTGTGTCCAAAAGCTTTACCTTCCTGATAGAACGCTCCTCCACAGTCAGTCCAATATGAGTTACCGGCCAACCTTTGAACGTAATACCCAGTAATGTTCCTGATGGCATCTCCCTGAAAACTGAGCAATGTACGTCCACCATCAAGGTTTCGCCCATTGTCCCAGCCACGGATAAACACGCCGCGCAAATCAGGCAATACGCCGTTTGGATAGGCCTTTGCCAATTGAGGGCATCGCGCTTTATCAAATGGCTGACCATTACAAATTATCCAACCTGTTGGGGGTGTAGCTAACGGCCACGGCAGTGGAATACCGACAGGTAAATTATCTGGCACGCGTAAATAACGGGCATCACTTTCAGCTTTGTTGTAAACCCCAATATTACGAGTAAACAATGGTTTATTGGGGATATCAGCGCCGTTCTGGCTTTTTTGCAGTGCGCCTGCCGCTTTATTGACGGTATCTCGCAAGCCAAGGTTATCGACAAAACGTGTTTTATCGGGAATATCAGCGCCGTTCTGGCTTTTTTGCAGTGCGCCTGCCGCTTTATTGACGGTATCTCGCAAGCCAAGGTTATCGACAAAACGTGTTTTATCGGGAATATCAGCGCCATTACTACCTTTCGCCAACTTAGTACCAAGAGAGTCCGCTAATGCTTTCAGGGTGCCAAGTTCAACCGGAACGTTACCTTTCAGAAGGCTAATCCATGTACGCACAAACTCGGTGGTCGCTATTTGCTGATTATTGGTATTTTGTACTGGTGTTGGTGCTGTTGGTATTCCCGTCAAAGCTGGGCTGTGTTTGAACGCGTATTGGCTATGTGGGTTCGCGGCATCAATATGCTTTTGATGTAAAGCATCGGCGTACTGTTTAACCTCAATGATTTTATTATCAACATGTTGACGCGTTGCCAGCACCACTGACGGATCAATTTTTAACTCTACCGCACTGGCACTGGAAACAATTAAAATCATTCGAATAGTTTGAGTTCGTCCGCTTCCCTCTTGTAACAATGGCTTGTATGTTTCAGGGCAGTTTGCGACGGCAATTAACATTCCTTCACTGTCAAACAGACCGATTTCACGAATAAACCAGCCGCCCTCATTTTCGGGAATAACCTGCTCGACAATTATCTGATTTATATTTTGCGGGTCAATTGAGAGCATATTAACTACGCCTCGCCTGACTTCATTTATTAGCGTTGTTTGTTCTGGATTTGGCGTTACCGCCTTTCCGCCCCCATCCCCGACAGACATATGGGTGATTTTTAACGTTGTCCCTAATGCTGCCGCATTGGCCAACCGGGCCGCCCCCTGATTCGTCAAAATTGCAAAATATTTCGTAGTCATTGGTTTACACGTTCAGTGAGTCAATTAAATGTATAGCTGAAGCTGGGAAGAACTCGCCCCCGACGGTGATTTCATCCGCTATATAGGGGTAGATGGTCAGTATCTCGCCGTGATAACAACTTGCACCGACAAATAGGCTACCGGTTGAACTTAGACTGATATTAAGGCCAATCAGGTGACGGCTTGCCGGTTTGGCATCATTAATTAAAAGCTCGAGCACCTGATACATTTCGTCAGTAATACCACTGTCGAGCACTCCGATAACGAGGCGAAAAGTGCCGGGTTCCTTGTTAAACTGCCACCACTCTTTAACCTCAATCAGATAGCCAAGCGGTTCCACCGCCCGCCGTAATGCACTGATAGTGCCTTTGTGTTGATGGATAAAAAATGAGGATGCAATAACATGGCGTTTAGTCGCTTCCGACCAGTTAAAATCCCACCGGTCAACCGACAGCGCCCACGCCAAATAAGGCAACAGTGTGACAGGACATTGCCACGGATCCCACAATGTGCGCAGCGGCACTGGCACTCGGGTAATTTCAGCCGCAGCCATTGCGGTGGCGACTTCCAGCACCGACGAGCCCACGGGCAACAAGCGATTATCACTCATCCGTCCCCCCTACGGTGATCGTGTATTGAGTGCAATAAGATGCCTGGTATTTATCGAGCACCATGTCATGGACTGGCGAAGCCAGTTCCACACGCTGCACTCCTTCGACGTGAAGCACGGCATGGATGGCAGACAGGCGAATATCCCTCCCGATCCGATGCTGCAAACTGATATAGGTTTTGAGTTGCTGTTCTGCCGCTTGTCTAATGGGTTCTTGCTCGGGGCCGGGGTAAAAATATAACGTCGCATTAATCTGATATGGCACAATCTTGGCGCTCTGTACTGTTACACGGTCGCCCACCGGGCGCACGTCATCAGCATTGAGCGCTTTTTCTACAGCAGCCAGTAGATCAGAATTAGCGGTGCCGTCACCTTCACGTGATAGCACAGTGATGGTCACACAAGCAGGGGTAGGACTGACCACAGAAATATCCGCAACACGCCCGTCAGCGCTACGACCATGATATTCATAAGCCCCGACCGGCCCCGCTACACTCAGCCCCTCGAATGCCTGCTGTGCTCGCAGACGCAAATCGGTGTCAGACTCCATCACTGCCGGTGTAGGTGGAATAGTGGTGTTATTTGCCGGGATGATGGTAAGCCGTTCGGTATTGTTGTTTGCCGCCATCACGTCAAGATCATGACCAACGGCATAGGCCAGCATATTGGCGCGGGCCGCTTCGTTGACTCGCTGACGCCAGATAACCTCACGATAAGCATTTTCTTCAAGGAATTTGGTCAGCGGTTCTGACTCCAGTGCCAGCGTGCGTGCAACGGCTTCCTGCTGTTCTTCGGGGAACAGAGAAATCAGTGTCGCTTTGCGCTCGGTGAGGATGGTTTCGAAATCAAGCTTCTCTACCACATCTGGTGCGGGGAGCTGGTTCAGGTCGATAATCGGCATGGTTTCAACTCACAGGAAGGGTTAACAAAAGACTTTCGCCCGTTTCAGCGTGCTGGCCAGTCAAGTTGACCATTATCTGACCGTTAAACCGGCGTTCTATGGTCACCGAGGTCAACTTTACGCGCGGCTCCCATTTGAGGATCGCCATGTAACAAGCCACCTTGATTTGCAGCTCAAGGGCGGGAGTTTGCGGTTGGTCAATCATTGAAGACAGCAACGAACCATAATCACGGCGCATCACTCGTGAGCCAATGGGCGTAAGCAAAATATCACTCACACTTTGACGAATATGCTCCGCATCGGTGATCGCCCGACCAGTAGTGCGACTGATACCGATGTAACCTGCGGTCATAGTGGCGCTCCTGTTGTGCCGCCGCTGTCGCCTGGATGTTGGTGGGTATGCAACACTTTGCCGTTTGACGACAATGAACCGCCGCTATGTTCAATATTGCCGCTCATCTTGCCGCCTTTTTGTACCTCCAGTGAGCCAGTGATCAGCGTATTGGTGCAAATCACTTCGGGCGAATCGAGAGTAATACGGGTTGATGCGCTAACCCGTACCTCTGGCACGGAGGCGATAAGAGTTTGCGATGCAGTGATGTTGGCGGTTTTAATGCCGCTGACGGTTAATGCACTGCTCTCCGGTTCGTACTCAATCACAGCACCATCGGGAAAAGTAACGTGATAGGCATCCGCCGAGGCAGACGGCGCAGGATGGTCGTTGGCAAAAATCCCCGGCAGCACAAAAGCCGTATCAAGTTCACCACCGACCGCCAAAATTAATACCTGCTCACTCACCGAGGGTGCCCACCATGTGCGAGAACCTCCAGCGCGGTGAGTCAGCCACTGGAGCCAGTCGGTATAAATACCCCCCGTTTGCACACGGCAGCGGCCAGCAATCAGGTCGGTTTCAACAATCACGCCAGTGCGGATCATATTGCGCAGCATGCGGGCTAGTTCTTGAATATTTGTGAGTGTGTTCATAACGGAGAGGATGCAGGTGTGGCCATTTGATGGCAACGTGATGCTATTGGGCAGTAAACTACACAACAGGTAATCGTTACGATGTTTTGAAAGCTGAATAATTTGAAAAGGAATCCAAGATGTTTGATTTTATTGGCAGTGGAATTGATGGTCTTTATAAAATATTTTGGTTGATTATTATCTTGTATCTTGTTGTGTCGGGAGGCATTGGCTATCTACTCCGATTAATATCTAAACCGCTTAAAGTCGACTTTACTGACAGAATTATAAAAAATCTGGATGGCGACTTCCTAGACTTGCAATTACTTCGGCTTTACCACGGCATCAATGTTCTCAACAAGAAAGACGCGAGGCTGGTATCTAAAGCCATAAGCAAAGGAATTCTATCTGAAAAAAACTTCAGATTTCTTTCCTTTGCTCCTCCAATAGGAAAGTTCAAACATGGCAAAGCTGAAATTGTTCTCTATGTAGCGTTAGTTTTACTTTTTTTTGCATCCATTCTTATGGTTTGCAACTCGGTAAGAACATACAAATATAATTATGCTTCGTTTAATGCAGGCAGTGAACGAGCCCTTATCTCCGAAATCTATGTTTACGACCCCGAAAGCAATGAATATTTCAACGCGAAACAATGCAGGGAACTTACAACCGCTACAAATAAGAAAATTCTAATATCAGCATGTGGCTACCTTCTTACAAAAGATCCCGCAGAGAAAAAAGAACTAATGACCGCAATAGAAAATAACAATTCGTCATTCATTGCGGCGATGATACTAATTGTATTGCTCTTTATAATTACGTCATTTTTAACTCTTGGTTATGTGATTTACTTTGATACTAACAATAAGTTTATTGATTTTAAAAACAATGAGGAAAGACGTTTTGAATGAGCACTAACTTAACATTCTAATTATTTCATCCTCTATCAGTTCGGTATCACAATTATTAAACCCGAGTAATTTACGCTCGGGATATTCCACTGCGGTACTGTTGCGACCCGGTTTATCCTTTAGTCCATATTGATGCACTCGGGCAATACGCTGTACCTTGCTGGTAAACTCCACCACGGCAGCACTGTTATCGCCTTGGGCTTTCATAAAGCGGTTGGTGCGTAATTTGGAGAACATTTCCCGCTTAATTCGGCCTTTCTTCGTTTTGATCGGTTGGCGTTTTCGCGGAGCATAGGGCGTGCCATCAGGCGATTTTTGGGATTTGATTCGCTGTTGCTGACGTTGGCGTAGCTTCTTCGCAATTTCGACAGTCATATGGCGACGGTTTGTGGGTGATAGCGCAGCAATCAGACTAGCCAACTTATCTTCAAATGGTTTAAATTCATTCATTCCACTGACTCACCATTTCACCATTAACCCACATTTCTGCCGGTCGCGTTATCGGTTCTGGTCGCGGTGGCTCCGGTATGTTTTGCACATGTAACGCGCCGTCGACCTCCCTGACAAGGGTACGCTCGGACAGTAACAGGTTGATACTGACATCAATGCTATTGTCGTTATTGATATCGGTATACCACGTAAAGCCTTTTTTCTGGCCTTCATCGGTGGTCATAATGTCGGGCTGATTTTCACGTAGCCATGCCATTATCGGCACCAGCAGTAAATCAATATCGCCAGTGAAATCCGTCACCACTACATTGAGAGTGTACTGTTTTTCAAATGACAGTGATGCGGCCAGTGTGGCGGCAATTTTGCCGTTATCGACAAATAAACGCAGCATGTCGGGATTGGTACGCAACACCGGAACAGCCTCAGTGAGGGTTTTGCGCAAACTGTCGGGTTTCAGCATCTAACTCATCCTGACATTGTTTAACAATTTCAACCTGTAACGCACAACGTTCGAGTGCATGCTCAAGCTGACGAATATCGGCACTCAAATCGCCGTTAGTTTTCGGGTCGCTGCCGGGCATCGGGCAAAGGCTGACTCTCGGACATCCGCTGTAAACAATGACTGGCGGATGTACAGGCGGGGCGTCGGTGCATCCGGTGCACAACATCAGGCAAATCAGTGCGGTACCAGCGGCGAAAGGTTTCGTTTTCATTGAGTAATCTTGTGATGGTTTGTTCACGCTGTGCTGCCAGTTTTCCAGCGGAGTCAAGCTGTTGTCGTAGGCTAACCTGTGCTCTCTCATTTTTATCAGCTCGGTTGGCAGCAACGCTAAGTTGATTTTTCAGCATGTTAATCGTACTTTTTTGCTCGTTGGTGACGCGATTAGCTCCCTCAAGCGACTGGCTTAATTTGTCGTTCTCGTCACACAGCCATAGCACACCGAACACGGCCAGAATTAGCAACACGATGAGTGTTTTCATTGCGTTCCCTTAAGACAATAAGCACGTTCACGCTGGCGGCGATTTTCCAGCCCTTTACTTTTGACTCCATTGACATATACCCAGCGAGATAGTTGATTACATGCCTGTTCCCATTGTCGGTGTTTTAGATACGAAACTAGCGTCGAGCGACAGGCGGCTCCGGTGCCGACGTTAAACGAGAAACTGACAAGTGCATCATAAACCGGCTGCGGCATGTCTACCGGCACACAGGTCGCCAGTTGTTGCTCAACATGGAGAACATCGGCGACTAAATTTTCCGCTGCATCACGCTCGGTAATATCTCTTTTAGGTACAACGCCAGCAGTGTGACCAATACCTGATGTCCACACTCCCGCGCTGCATTGATAGGGCCGCAGACGGCATCCCTCAATATCTGCGATCAGGGCAAGACCTTCCGGCGAGGTATGTAGTAAATGAAAGTCGGGCATCAATATCGTCAACGCCAGCACTACACCGACACTGCAACGTTTAACGATTGAGTTCACGGGTCACCCCTTCATTAAGCCCCATAGATCTGAGGTAATTAAAGGTTTTGCGGCGATACCAAAAATTAACCAGCGCGGTAAAAATGGCGCAGCTCCCACCGATATAGAGTGCAAACCTATCTGGCGTCTGTGTGCCGAACCATGCAAGTGCTACTGATAACCAGTAAGTAATAAATGTGCTGATCTTCTCCATTGTCAGTCCCACAGGTTTACAGTCTCTGTGACAGGTGAGGTTTGAACATCTGGCAACTCAACGGGAGTGCCATGTGGCAGCACTGCCCCAAGTTCTGCCAGCCCCGGATTAGCGGCGAGCACTGTTTCAAATACTCCCTCTGTGTACCCGTAATATCGAGCGCAAATGAGGTCAAGGGTATCGCCTTGTTGCACAATGATTTGCATCAGATATGGCCCACAATACAGCGTGGTTTATCTTGGATGCGCGAGACCGACCAGCGCATATCACGCCACAACTCATCAATAGTGCAGTCGATACTGTCAGCTTTTTTGTCGCCTTTGGCACTGGCATCCACGCCGCGATAACGTTCATACAAGGTCGCGGTCGCCATTGCACAAACGGCGCGCACATAATGGAAAACACGGATATTCTCCCCATCGACCTCATCCGACGGCACATCTATAAGGCGGTTAAACCCAGCGGCGACTTGCTGTTCGCGAAAATCGTGTAACTCCGCATTGGTTTCTGCCATACCGGTTTTAATGGCCTCCCGTAACCGGGCTGGGGCGATGGTTTGCTCAAGGCGCATCAGGTCACGAACGCGCTTCGGATCAATATCGGGAAAGAAGAATGTGTTCTTTATCAGTGGCTCGTCATGTGCAGATGGTGGAATGATTACGGTACCGCCATGTGACTGCTCATCTTTTTGGGAAATAATCACTGTCGTCATGACAACCTCAAAATAGAGGGCGGTGGACGCAAGCGTTGATCTGGCCTGTTGTCGTGGCTTGCGTGCCGCCCGGCGCGGGGCGCGTTTGGTTAGCGGCTGGATTTGCGTAGTTGGCTCTCCAACCGTTCAATATCTTTTTTCACACCGCAATGGCTATTGAGCTGTAATGCGCGCCTGAGATGTACTAAGGCTGATTCGGTTTTGTCATTGTCCCGCAGGACGATACCGGCGATTTTGTGTAGCTTGGCGCGCACTTGATCGGGCATATCCTCGGCATCGGTCAGTTCCATTGTGGTTAGCAGGTGGTCGATATTGACGGGCTGGCCCGCACTGTGGGCGCGAGTAGCTGCATCGGCCACATCTTCAGCCAATAAGTAAGGCGTAGAACGTTTATAGCGATCCGGCATCACGAGGTGATGGTGCAAGGCATAGCGGGCGATCTCCAGCGCACCGGCAATATCGCCAACATCCAGCTTCCACACCATAACCGTCATCAATACCGCATCTTGAGCGCCTCGACCTTCGCTCAACACTCCGCTCACCCAAGGGGCGTAGTAGGGCAGCATTTCCCGTTTGCGTTCAGCTTTGCGCTCCATTGAATGCACATTTTTTAGGGCTCGAAGATCTTCAGCCAGTTTTAACAGCATTAGTTCATAGCCATTGGCATGGCGCAGCGGCTCTTCAATCTGTTGCGCCGCCTCCACCGCTAAAACTCGCATCATGTGCCGTCTGGCGGGGCTTAACATGGCTTAGGCTCCTGTTTCTGAATGCTCGTTTTTTGTTTCAGTCAATAGCTGGATATTTTCAATCAGGCAACCACATCCATATTCCTCCACCACATAATCCTGTTTGATGGATTCGTAGTTTTCGATGCGATCACGGCGGGCGACTTCTTCGATATGGCGACGGTGGCTGTCGTCCATAAAATAGATCGACAGGTTGTCCAGACGGGTTACTAACATGGCGTTGGCAGGGAAGTAGGGCACGCGCACCGCTGGCAAGTTGCCGATACGTTTCTGGCTAACAATCACATCCGCTGCCAGCATTTCGCTATTGGGTTGTTTTTGGTTAATCAGTGGGAAATATTTATCGACTAACAACTCACGGCCACAGATCACCACTAAATCGGGGTCTTCTTGATGCCACGGGTCAATCATGGTATTGGTGGCGTCAAATACCAGCGCATCGAGGTTTTTATAGTCGCCATTTTCGCCGACACGAATGACGCTGGAAATTATCGCACCCTCTTTACCGGTCACTTTATCCATCACCCGCTGCGGTGCTTCGTTGCGGTATTTTTGCAACCAGCCTACGGCTACATCTTGCAGCATTGGGTTTTGCTGACGATTGGAGGTAGCCGCACGTTTCACCCCGTTAAAGCCCACCATGATGTAATCCAATGCCTGACGTTTGGCGATGGCATCACGTAGCCGTAGTTGAAAATCCTGATACCGCGCCCACAGATCCAGCGTGTTATAGCGGATATGAAAATCGAAGTTCATCTGTTCACACTGATAACGGCGAGCTTCTAGCGCGGCAAAGTCAGCGGTTTCACGCTCGTCGCCAGTCGCGGTATCGGTAGTGCTGGCAATAGAACCGGTGACGCCGATACCGATTTTCTCACCCGTTAACTCGGCCACCGGCACCATATTGATACGGCTGAGAAACTCGGATGACTCCTGCACTCGGGTCATCAGGGTTTGGGTAACCGACGGCTCGACGCTGAATTTCTTCGTCACATCGCTCACCTCAATGCCATTCAATTTGGCAACCTGAGTCAGGTAAGCGTTGAATTTGATTCGGGTATTAGGTCGCATGAGGCTCTCTCAGTCTGGTTATTAACAGTTAGTCAGAAAGGTTTCATCACCATTACCGCCGTTGGCCATCGGGCGGCGCAGTTGGATCAGGCTTTCGCTCTGGTCAAGGCTGGCGCGCAGGTGGGAAAGTTGCTGCTGATTGGCTTCAATCTGTTGCTCAATTTGTTGAAAACGTTGCTCGTTAGCATCAGCCTGAACTTGCAGCTGTTCAGCTACAGTGGTCACAGCGGCGTGGATATCAGTAAAACGGGCATCGTCAGAGGATTGCTTGCGATTAAACAGCTCTTTTACCCGGCTAAGTAAACTGATTCCGGGTTCAGGAACTTCTTCAAATTCAATCGCGGCCTCAACGGCAACAGAGAACAGATCGGTGGGTTCCAGTTTCTTACCCGCCAGCGGATTGGTTTTGGCGCGGGCGCAGAATTCCAACATTTCAGTCCCCAAGCTGGCTGGGTCATCAGTCACCGCCAAACCAATCAGATAGCATTTACCGCTGTTGGAGAAATTCGGACGAATCTCCATTGAGGTATAAACCTTTTGCCGGGCTTGTACCATTGCTACCAGATCGTCGGTCGGCACCACCTTGGCATATAACGCCCACTTACCGTTTAGCGCGGAATCATCGTTGATTTTCTCGGCTTTTAGCTCAACCACATCACCGTAACGACGGAAAGGGCTGTCAGGCAGTAAACCTTTAATATGTTCCAGATTGATGCGGCAGCCATAGACGCGCGGATCAAAGGTATCGGCCATTTGCTGAATGTCATTACCGTCGATAATACGACCATCGCAAGTATCACCTTCGACACCGATACGGAAAAACTTAGAAATTTTCTTAGCCATAATGGGAGTCCGTGAATGGGTCAGTTAAATCAGCGCTAGTTTCCTGACTCCCAATTCCCATCGCCACCACTCTAAATCCTTTAATCACTGACACAACAGTGAGTTGAGGAAGAATTAAACTCGTTTTCGTAGCCTTGCGCCCATGACGACGACCCCAACTACCCTTATCAGCGACCCACGGCGGCAGGCGGCTTTGTTTTACTGGCAGGGCTTTTCTGTGCGCCAGATTGCGGAGATGCTGAACCAGAAAGCGCCAACCGTGCAGAGCTGGAAACAGCGGGATGCCTGGGAGGATGTTTCCCCGGTATCCCGCGTGGAGAGCAGTCTGGAAGCGCGGTTGATTCAACTGATCATGAAGAACAACAAAGAGGGTTGCGACTACAAAGAGATTGACCTGCTAGGCCGCCAGATTGAGCGATTAGCGCGAGTTAATCGCTACAACCAAACCGGCAATGAAGCCGATCTAAATCCGAAGATACGTAACCGTAATAAAGGAGAACGTAAGGCAGCCGAGAAGAATGTGTTTAGTGACGCGGCTATTGAAGCGCTGAATGATATTTTTCTGGAAACTACGTTTGAATATCAGAAAGGTTGGTATCGGGCTGGCTTGCAGCACCGTATTCGCAATATTCTTAAATCGCGCCAAATTGGCGCAACCTTCTACTTTGCCCGTGAAGCGCTAATAGATGCACTAACCACTGGGCGCAATCAGATCTTTCTGTCAGCCAGTAAAGCACAGGCGCATGTATTCAAAAACTACATTATTGATTTTGCCCGACAGGTAGAAGTTGACCTGAAAGGCGATCCGATGGTGCTGGCCAACGGTGCGCGGCTGTTCTTTCTCGGCACTAATATCCGCACCGCTCAGAGTTACACCGGCAACCTGTATCTTGATGAATACTTTTGGATACCCAAGTTTCAGGAGCTGCGTAAAGTGGCTTCGGGTATGTCATTACACAAAAAATGGCGCACCACTTACTTCTCCACACCATCCAGTTTGGCCCACAGCGCTTATCCGTTTTGGTCTGGCGAGCTGTTTAATAAAGGGCGTAAGAACAAAGAACAACATATTTATGTCAATCTCAGCCATAGCCATTTGATGCACGGTGCGCTGTGTGGCGACGGTCAGTGGCGACAGATTGTCACTGTCGAAGATGCGCTGGCGGGCGGCTGTAACTTGTTTGACCTCGACCAACTCGCGCTGGAATACAGCCCAGCGGAATATCAAAACCTGCTGATGTGCGAATTCGTCGATGATAAAACCTCGGTATTCCCGTTCGAAGAGTTGCAGGGCTGCATGGTCGATAGTCTGGAGGAGTGGGACGATTTTAATCCTTACGCCTATCGACCTTTTGGTTATCGGGCGGTTTGGTTGGGTTATGACCCGTCTCACACCGGTGACAGTGCGGGTTGCGTGGTATTGGCTCCACCGCTGGTACCCGGCGGCAAATTCCGCATTTTGGAACGCCATCAATGGAAGGGAATGGACTTCGCCACTCAAGCTGAATCCATCAAAACCCTAACTGAAAAATACTGCGTGGAATATATCGGTATCGACGCCACGGGCATTGGGCAGGGTGTCTATCAACTGGTGCGGGAGTTCTTTCCGGCGGTGCGGGAAATTTGTTACAGCCCGGAGATTAAAACCGCGCTGGTGCTGAAAGCCAAAGACCTGATCACCAGTGGGCGGCTGGAGTATGACTCCGGCCACACCGATATCACCCAATCTTTTATGGCTATCCGCAAAACCATGACTGCCAGCGGTGGCCGTGCCACTTACCAAGCCAGCCGCAGCGAAGACGCCAGTCATGCAGATATCGCATGGGCGGCGATGCACGCGATGATTAACGAGCCGCTAACCGCCGGTAACGGTTATGCCCAATCTTCAATTCTGGATTTTAACTGATGAGCAAACGCAAAGGCCGCAAGGCAGTAAAATCAACCAATCTAACTCGGCAACCGCAGCAACCAATGGAAGTGTTTAGTTTTGGCGAGCCTTCCGCAGTGCTGGATCGTCGCGACATTCTGGATTACGCCGAATGCATTGGTAACGGCAAATGGATTGAGCCGCCGATCAGTTTCACCGGGTTGGCCAAAAGTCTGCGTGCGGCGGTGCATCACAGCTCACCGCTGTATGTGAAACGCAATATTCTGACCAGCACTTTTATCCCACATCCGCTGCTTAGCGCCCAAGAGTTTAGCCGCTTTGCACTGGATTTCTTAGTATTCGGCAATGCCTTTCTGGAGAAGCGCTTCAATCGCTTAGGTAAATTAATGCGACTGGAATGTTCACCGGCCAAATATACCCGCCGTGGAGTAGAAGATGATGTGTATTGGTTCGTGCAATCTTTCCGCGAACCGCATCGCTTTGAGCCAGGCACGGTATTTCACCTGATTGAACCGGATATTAATCAGGAACTTTATGGTTTGCCTGAATATCTCAGCTCACTCAACTCAGCATGGCTGAACGAATCGGCCACGTTATTTCGTCGCAAGTATTTCCAGAATGGTGCACATGCTGGTTATATCATGTATGTCACCGACGCTGCCCAAAGTAATACCGACGTAGAAACCTTACGCAACGCCATGCGCAGTACCAAAGGGTTAGGGAATTTTAAAAATCTGTTTTTCTACGCCCCAAATGGCAAACCTGACGGTATCAAGATCGTCCCACTCAGCGAGGTGGCCACCAAAGACGATTTTTTTAATATCAAAAACGCCAGCCGCGACGACCTACTCAGCGCCCACCGCGTACCACCGCAGATGATGGGTATCATCCCCAATAACACCGGCGGATTTGGTGACATAGAAAAGGCCAGTCAGGTGTTTGTGCGCAACGAGTTGATGCCGTTGCAAGAACGGATGAAAGAGGTCAATGAGTGGATAGGGGAGGAGGTGATCCGGTTCAAGCCTTATGAACTGATAAGTGAGGAATGATATGGGACGTAAAGCGCCAATACCACCATATTAAAGGGGATGATTCGTCATGTATGTTTATTTGAGCAAATACGAACTCGTAAACTTAGGTGTATTACATTGTTGATAATTATCAAATAGTTATAGTGTTGGTAGATAAGTTAACGTTTATTGACCAGATATCCCTCGATTTAAGTTAACCCACCTTTTCATTGAGTTTTTTCCGAAATTGAATTAACGCGGAAGTCTGGCGTAAAAGGGTGTGATAAATTCGATCCAACCTACACCGGATTTGTAGGAGCAATATAGTAACGTCCTCAACGCTGATGGATGGGGAAAACTTAACTTAAGGGAATGAGGATGGAAATACGTTACCCAATACGGAAGGCAGACGGGCGGGAATACGAACACTACGACGAACTGATGACCGACATGCAAAAGATGGCTCATGGTTTGTGGTTGGTCGGTGTCAATCGCTACTGGCATGGTGGGGTTCATGTGGGCGATACGTCATCACCGGCGTCTGTGCTAAGTCAGGAAACGCCGGAAAAGTCGGTGCCGCTCCAGTGCATGATTGATGGCGAGGTAGTCGCATGGCGAGTTTGCCGTGATTACACACCGGCATTGCTGTATGAAAACCACGCTGAAAAAATGGAGCTGCGCCATTCACCGACCTTTTTGCTGGTGAAATCGGTGTATAAACCGGATGAGAAGGACGCGGCGAGCTGGCTGGATCTTTACCATCTGTACATGCAGATGGCACCGTTGTCGGAATACCCGAAAAGAAAACTGTATCGAGTGACAGAAAAAGGCCACGGTGTTCGGCTTCGGCAGCACAGCAGCGGCGATGATGACCGGGAACTTGCCCCTGACGTGATGACAGACAAACGCGGCTTGGCGCAAACTCTGAGTCGGGGCAATGTGCTGGCGATGCTGCATGAATCGTCCTTCATACTGAAGGGCAACTCGGAGCTGTTCGGGCTGATGCAAAAGGTCACCGACGGCATTCCGACAGGGCCACTGTTCTGGGTATCAGTGCGGCCGGAGTTTATGGAGCTGGACGGGGAATGTCATGTTTGTTTGCCGGTGTGGATGCACCATGCTCTGAATCACGGGGTCTTTGATGAGGTGGTGCTTCCTCCTGCCCCGCTAAAAGTGGCGATAAAAGCCGGTGAGCCGGTGGGCTTTTTGGGCGCGCAGGACATCAGTGAAAATGGATATACCCGTGAATACCGGACGGAATATAAAGCTCACATTGAGTTGTTGAGTACAGATGCGCATGTGCCGGACGTGCTGGCGAATATAAAGGGCATAAAAAGTGGCGCTCAGTATGTGAAGCTAAAACTGAAAAGGCCTTTTTATCTGCGTAACGGCGACGGGGATGACGCCACTTTCAGCCCGATGAGTGCCCTCACGCGAAAAGACGGCGACATGATCCTCCGCCGTGAAACGACACATCCGTTCACGGACAAAGCTGGTGTGGTTTGGTTTCAAATCCGCCCACATACATGGATGCATCAGGACGATGTGGTGCAACTGAGCCAGCATGATTTAACTCAACTGAATTTCACCGCGATAGTGGCAGAGCCGACAACTGACTTTTCGCGCCCACTGGATGAAAGCTGGGCGACGGAAGCAGTGAAGAGTCTGGCGTCACATTTTGATGCTGAAAAAGGGCCGGACAGCGCACAAGCGAAGACATTTTTTGACGGGGTGCTGGGTCAGTTGCGGGCCAGAAATACAGGCGGGATGACCGAGTGGGACAGCAGCGAACTGAACAAACGGCTGTTTAACGTCCTGCATTCGTCGCAGATGAATTTGCCGGAACTGACTCGTCGTCTGGTGGTGAAGCATGACAGCGACTGGCATGGTGGCAGTGAAAACTCGCGCTGGGGCCGCTTGTTCGGAGATGGCTGGGAGCCGATGAACGGAGTGAATAAGCTTTTCTTGCAGAAGCACGAGTGGATGAGCAAGGTGCCGCCGTTTATGGAGGGAAAGCCAGTCTGGCATTTTCACCCGTTGGAGTTTTTGGAAATGTTAAAAAATAGCGATTTCCCTAAAACTCCTATCAATGAAGATCTAATTCCTTTGGAATTTATAAATTTCTATAATGGCGATGAAATCGAAGAATCAGATTATGTAGAGGCTGCAAGTAAATTAGGCTGTGAAGTTGCAGCAATTAAAGCTGTAGCGAAAACAGAAACTGGTTCTTATGGGGCTTACTTTAAATTCCGACTAGATGATGATTATGTTCCTGCTATATTATTTGAAAGGCATCACTTTCATAAATATACAGATGGAAAATATGATCAGCATGACGACATATCAAATTCTGTCGCAGGCGGATATGGTGCGATATCTGTGCAATATTCAAAACTAGTAAGAGCGTATGCTCTAGATAAAAGTGCGGCACTTAAATCCGCATCATGGGGGAAATTTCAGATTCTGGCATCTAACCATGCAGCTGCAGGTTATGCGAGCCCTGAGGATTTTGTTCTCGCCATCAGTAAATCTGAAAAAAATCAATTAAAAGCGTTTGTTAGTTTTATCGAGTCTGATGGTGTCTTGCTCCGCTCTATCCGCTCTAAAGATTGGTTGTCATTCGCCAAACGATATAATGGGCCAAGACAAAAAGGTTATGATTTAAAAATGGAGAAAAATTATAATGCTTCATTATAAAACACTGACGTTTATTACAATGTTTATATGCTTTTCATCGTTTGCAAATGAAGAATATTTTTCATGTGACATTGGAAAAGGTGTTGTCAAGTTAAATGAAAATAACGGTGTACTGCGGTACAGCTTAACAAAAAATAATAAAGATGAATTTATTTTTGAATCAAAAGGCGATGATTTCATAGGATTTAATTACAATCATTACTCTCGATTTCAAACGGACTATTTAAATATTTCCTTTATGAATCTAGGGTATAAATACACAATATTTAGTCACTACGAAAATGGGGACCAGAGTCGTGGTGTCAGTGTAATGAACTTAAAGAGTAAGAAGGAATCCATTTACAACTGTAAATATGCTGGTATTGACCATCTCAGTGATTTATCAGAAAAGCTGATGTGTGATACGACTTCAGCTCTTGGGTGTGATTAGATTTAAGCAGGGGGCATCTGTTAGCCTCCTGAATCTTGGACAAATCGATGAGCCCGTATCAGCCATGCACTGAACGGGTATAATTACAAACACCTGCTTGAATTGATTGATAGCAATCACGAGCAGTTTAAACTTCACTTGAGTCTACTACCAGCGCATGGAAGTAGGCGGATATCAACAGCATAACTGTGGTGTGGATATTGCGTTTTTAAATAGTTAACTGATAGTTTTGAACATCATAGCCGCCGAACCGGGCGGCTTTTTTGTGCCTGAAAAGTAGCAATTCCGACACCTTGCGCCATACGCCACCAGACGCCCGTCACGCCCTCGCACCCCATGAGCACGCATTGACCTCCCAACCCAACCGAACGCAGCATCATGGCCCGCCCAAGATCGATAAATAAGGGTATCAAAACCCTCTGCGCGCAATACTATCCCCGCCACGCCTGCCCGCTTTATAGGGGGCTTTTCATGCAGTTGCGTGATCGTGGTAGATCCGCGCCAGTACTGGCTTGGTGCGCTCAAATTTGGCAGCGGATCGTCATGCAAATTCATGCGCTCAATGCATGCATGGGTTGCGAATAGCATCTACCGTTTCAATCAGGGTTTCTTGCCGGTGATGGATAGGTTTTCACCCTAGTAGAAATACGTTGCCAATATAGGCCTATGGTACGATTGCTTTTCTTGGGGTTTAACTCATAAAGCCCTTTAAAGCGGTAAAGAGTCATTCCTAAATTATCTTTGGCTTTTGCAAAAACTAGACGTTTATTTCTCGTTTCTGCCATCCATTTATCAAAGTGAGCCGCTTGGGCGTCTTCGGACTTAGGTATTTCAGTAATGACGTTTTCATCATTAGAGATCTGATTGCTCCAGTGCTCATTATCAAAAAGTTTGGGCAACCAGATAAGTATGTCGTCATGGTAGGGGTGTTTGGCTCCGGCCTTCTGGAGAAACTTGTAGTTATGGCCGAAACAGTTACAGGCATCAGTAATCCTGCGGAATGCTACGTTATCTTTCACATCGATATAGCCTCTGCGGATATGAGGTTCGATAGATAGCTCTTTATCCATATCCCAAGGCTCAAAGCAATCGCCTAATGCACCGATCTTAGACTTGATTGCAGCAACACAATCGTCTATACGTTCGTTCATCTGACGTAATGAACCATCAACTGAGATGCGAATAACCTCATGGCCAGTAGCATCAATAATATCGGCTTCTCGAAGATTATCGTGTTCGGCTTGTTTGAGATGGAAGCGTTCATCGATCTCAATATGCAGGTTGATGGCTGGGAAATAAAGATCGGTCAGTGCTCGCCCTGATTCTCTTTTCACGTACTGCTGAGTAACGAATTTTATGTCGTCGCGGTTTAGCTTATGCACAATGCCAGTAACGACATATTGCTCGTGTTTTTTGTTTTTCGTCCTAGCTAATTGGCGAACGACGTATTCATATTGTGAAATCATTTAGCTGCATATTCTCAAGGTTTACAGATGATTAATGATATCACCTGTAGTTTATGGTGGTCCAAATAAGGTTTTAAACTCTGAAGGTATACTACTAGGGAATGTCCCTAGGCAGTTGATGCATATCAATCCTCACTTTCTATGGTATAGCGTCATGAGTTGAATGATAAAAAGTGACAAAGTACCCATGTTACTTACCGAAGCTTGGCCTATATCCCATCAAGGGAGCTAACGATTGGGTCTTTGTCACTGTTTTGGCCTGGAATACGTCTAGTGACGGTTTAATGTGGCCATCAATAAAAGCGACAGAGACAAAAAAGCGATTACGCTATTCATAGTATTCCTTTCTGCGTGTGCTGATAAAAAATGCAGGCACATATTAGCAAACATGAATTTACTATTGGAATATCGCCAGTTTCACGCTATTTCGGGATTTACTCTTGGTAAACATTTTTAATCATCGTGTGCAGTCTGGTGAAGCCTTATAGAACACTTCCTCATGCCCATTATTTGGCAAGCATTCGTCCGCTAAATCAGAGATTAGGTAGAGTGCCATTTCCATTTCTTCATGCTTGCAGCATGCGGTGAGTGAAATCTCAGCGATGAATTGTATACGTGACAGGGCAAGATAGATTTGTTCAATGTTTTCCATATTTATCTCTCCTTACTATCTGTATAAATATACAGTATTATTGTTTCGGGCGATTTCGTTAGTCAAGTACATCAATGTTTTTATGAGACTTTGTTCGGATATGGCGATTTAGCTATAAATCTTTAGTTATGTCTCCCCATGTATCTAACGGTGGATAGTGAAATACCAGATCGTCAAAGTGGATTTTGGCTCCACGCGTCAGCGCCTCCAGCTCCCACCGTGTGGGCTGGATACCTTTAGCGGTCAGTTCGGCTCGAATTTGGGGCAAACGTGCCCGTTCTTCTTGTGTCAGGCGGGCAGAAGGCGCGGCCTCGCGACAGTGGTACGGGTCATAGGGGCGCTGTTTATGGTTAATAGTGGGAGTTTGCCCGCGCAAAATTGACTTAATCAGCAGCACATTGCCTTCATCATCCCAATTTATAGGTGTATTCACCGGTGAATAGATGTTTTCAGGCGGTAATTCTGTCGGTTCAACGGTGGTTACTTCAGCATCGAACCCACAGTTATTGACAGGACTCCGAGGCGCGCCAGAGGCGCTTTTTAAAGTCAAAAACTCAACGTCAACGGCCTTGGCGACAATACGCCATTGGGTTGAACGGGTTTCATAAATCTTAGATTCGCCGAGATGAGGGGCATAAATGCCGATCACCTTTTGTACTTCTTCGTCATAGGCGTTAAGTTCTTCGGCCACCTTACGAGCCACCCGAATGGTTTGCTGCTCGCGCGGTACGTTGGCCCCACCTTGTTGAGTGATATAGGCGGCAAAATCACCGGTATCAGCGGCAGCACGTACCGCTTCAACCTGATCATCGAATCTTTCTGCAAGACTCAGGCCACGAATGCGGCGGCATTCGCGATAAGCTCCCATAGTTGGAATGCCAATTGGATGGAATTGAGGGATGCGCCACGTTGCCGCCCAAGCGGTGACGGCAGCAGCGGTTTCAGTTAGCGGCTGGCCAGTTTCATGATCCAGTTCGCCATCCAGTGCATAACCGTCGATATTCTTGGCAATGTATTTCGCGATATAGCCAGCCGCACCGCCTTTTCTCATGCGCTTGCATTCAAAGCGGTTTTGCTCAGCACCACGTTCGTCACCGTCTTCCATTAGAGAATAACGGCGCATGATGTCGATCACCTGTCGGCGATGCTGACGCTTACAAAACAGCATCATATGCCAGTGAGGGGTGCCATCGTGGTGAGGCTCGACCACGCGCATGCCGTAAACTTTCAGGTCGTTATCTTTGAACGCGGTGCGCATCTTGCTCCAGATTTTGCACAGGTAACGCTGGCCATCTTTGGGCGTAAATGCCTCTTTATCCCATTTGTGATTAAACAGGACTTTCTCTTTTTCACTATTCTCTACCACGCGAGTTGGGTGGTATTTGGAAGGGGTTGTGATGGTGATGAACATGCCGACGTGTTGCATATTAGCGGCATATTTCTCAATACCCGCGATGGTATTCATCAATTCCATGCGGCGAATTTCTGGATTAGAGATACTGGCCAGCACTTTATCGATCAGATCGATACGTTCACCGGTATTAACATTTTCCAGTTCGCAGCCTTTCAGAAATTCCATATTAGACAAACGGCGCGATTGAATATCTTTAATCGCCTGCTTGCTGGCATAACCGGATTTGTGGCGATTCACTTCGCCCACTGCAATTAAGAGTGCTTCTCGCCAACGGGTGCGCAGAGCTTTAAGCTGACGCGTCCACCATTCATCATTGACCAATCGGGCAATAGCGGAGAACGCGTGGCGCATGGTTAACTTACCTTTACGATATTTACGCCAGTGTAGCGGGGTAACATTTAATGACCGCGCCATGCCAGCAATATGGCCATAGAGTTTGGTTTGTGCGCTATCGTTGAATAGTGCTGTTTTATCACCATTATGTTCAGCAATATAGGTATCGCTAAGTTCTTCATAGGCAGAAAATAACTGTGCAGAAATACGGCCTGCAAATCTAACCAGTTCTTTATCATTCATGCCTGGCAGACTTAAATAAGTCTCTTCCTCGCTTAAAAAACCAAGGGCGATATCGTGTTTTAAACCATGCTTTTGGCTTACGGTTTGAATGCGTGGCCAAATAAGCTGCATAAAGTTGAGAGCCAGATACTTATTAGCAGCTAATTGGCCTTGGTGCTTTTGTAGATTGGCATGGCGGCTGATAAACAGCGAGCGCAGGAAATACGGCAGACTGTTGATTTTATTTAAAACAGCTTGCCCCTGAAGGTATTCTTCACGGGTAAGTTGTCTTTCACGACCTATGGCTTTGCGTGGTGCATTCCACGGATAAGCGCCGACGAAAGTCTCGCGGCAACTTACCGTAAATGGCGGCGGTGGCGAGGGGGCAAAGCGCCCCCGATTAACTGAGGTCATGCGCGGATGTGTTTGCGTTTTATTTCTCTAATCTGCTGGCAGTGGACACAGCACTGCACACCCGGCAATGCGGCGCGACGTGCTTCAGGAATGGGAGAATCACAGTCGGCGCATATAAAAGCGGATGGCATCAGGGTGTTGGTTCTGGCTGCCGCTATCTGGTGTTCTAACTGGAGCTGTTGCAGCTCTTGAGAGTGATCGAACATATCGGGCATTTCAGATCTCCTTAAAAATCACTCTGGTGGCACTCAAAGCCACATTGTTGAAATTGTTCGGATTCCTGACGCAGCAACTCGATAATTTCATTACTGGAAAGCTGTTGATTGGCGGCATGGGTAGCGAGACGGTCTAAATATGACGAGAAACTGATAGCTGCATCGGCTTTAGCCTCCTTACGTGCTTGATTCAGTTGGTGTTGGCGCGCCTGTTCAAGGGCGCGGGTATGCATATCTTGTCCTATGGTTTTATACATGTGCATGGTTATGGCCTTATTCAGGGCGTAGGAAACCCGGCGGGTCATACGCCAATTAATTTAAATACGATGATTAGTTGAAATAAGCGTCAGGTTTAACCGCAGTTAAAATATCCGGTGCATCTTCGAATAAATTAAGTAACTCATGTAATGCTGCTATTAAAGTTTCCCGCCACGGGCAAGCGTCTTCTTCTAGATTGCTGGCCGGTTGATTAAACTCTTTATGACTTAATCCAGCATGAAGAAATAGGGTCTTACGCACGCTAATGGGCAGCCGTTGAATAAAGGCGACATTGCTAATGGCGTGTTTGCGATATTTAGCAAAGTGATGTCGTAATTCATCTAACGCACTGACGATGCGTTGCCGCTCGTTATCATCCATTTCCGCCAGTTGGAGTAGGGCGTGGCGTTTTTTCAGTTCAGCATGAAAACAGACGGTTGCCCGGTAACGTTCTGGCATCGAGTCGTAAAAGTTGCAGGTATTCCGCCAGCGAGAGCCAGCAAAGTGTTTACCGATAACGGCACGCAAAGGAAGTGGCATTGCGCGAAGGTGTTCTGGACCGAAAGCGCAGCGAATGCTCATTTACCAATCCTCCGATGAGAATCAGTAAAAGTGCCTTGTGGTGGTGCCCAACGGCGACCATCAGGGCGAATAATAATGCCTGGCTTACCTCTGCCGTGTTTAATCTCAACACGGCCAGCATTGTGGCCTTGTTGACGCCAGAGTAATGGGGCAATTGAGATTGGGTTTTGCATATTACAGACCTTCTACGAAAGACCGGAAAAGCTTCCGGTTTGGATCAAATCGACCGTAGTAGTTAAAACCGGTATTGAGTGAAAGCGCTCTTCAATGGCATACGCAAAGAGCATCAGATCACGGACCGCTTTATTAGCGCGGCTGACAATAGCGTCTTTGCGTTTTTTAGTGAGTCGGCTGCCGGATATTAATTGCAGTGATTCGCCAGCCAATTCTCCTGCGGCTGAACTGATTTTGAGAGCCTGAGTTGGAATATCAGTGGCTTCCTGCGGATTTTCCAACGGCAATGAAGGTAAACGACCCAGTTCAGCCAGCGCACCATCCAACAGGGTGTAATTCTGCGTGGCGTGGGTAATACGCAGCAATTCCACTGTTGTCAGTTCGTGCGGCTGTGCCGGATTCAACTTATTGCGCAGTGTCTGGGGATTCATACCAATGGTTTCGGCGACCCGCTTTATCTCGACAGTATCGGCAAAGCGTCGCAAGGCTGAATCCCAATGAGGGTGTTTGTCAGTTCCATTTGCAAACATGGCGCTAACCTCAATAATTCAGGAGAATTACCGTAATGGTTTATCGTTCAAACGAACATCGAAATTAGACTCGGCAAGTGCACGTAAGGTCAGTTCGACCATGTTGATTTCAATTTTAGATTTGGTTTTGGGCCTACCGGTTTTCTCACTGATGGTATCGGCTTTACGTTTGATAGTGATTCTGCCGTCTCTAACCATATCAACCACAGTTGTTTTCGCATGGCCAGTCTGTCGGCAGAACTCTTCAATAGGGAGGTAGGGGTTAGGAATGACAAGATTGATTGAGATCACTGGTTTCATAAGGCATTATCCCCAATGGTTTCGATAAACGATAATCGACAAAAAGTACTTATATGAACACTTTTGAGAATGATGATGTTTATATGAAACATTGTCAACAGGTGAACGTTTAAATGAATAAAAAAAATGCTGACAGATATGATCCGAATTCAGGTGGCCAAGAAGCCATGAAGCGAATCATGGAAGCCTATGGATTTAAAACGAGAACCGAACTATCTGATTACACAGGAATTAGTAACAGTACTCTCAATACATGGTGGCGTCGCGATTTTTACCCCGCACAAGTTATGGTGTGGTGCTCACTTGAAACGGGGGCATCATTGCAATGGCTGGCTACGGGGGAAGGCCAGATGTTTGAAGATACGGACAGCCAAATTCAGAAAATTAATTTATTCAGTTTAGACAAAGGGATACTTAGTGATACTGGCGCTGTTTTATTCGACAAGTCATTGCTTCAGTCTCAAAATGATCTCATTGCTGTCAATAGCGGAGATAGTACCTATATCGTAAATAAGTCATTTCAAACTGTGCTAGATGGTAAATGGCTGGTTGAAATTGAAGGAATGAAGAGTATTCGAGATTTGGAGTTAGTACCGGTTGGTCGCGTCCGAATTAGTGGCGGAGAAATCAAACCCCCATTTGAGTGTGCTCTGGCAGATATAAAGATCATTGGCATCGTGGAACGAGTTATTAGTAAAGCGTGATCGATTTATGGCAGGCAAGTTAGTGAGACGTCGATGGTCATAAGATCGATACAACTTATGGCGATTAGATTATGACTAATTATACAAGTGACAATATATTTTCTCCAAAACGTGGTGGGCGATCTGCAATTCAAAGGGTAATTAAAGCCTACGGTTTAAATAAGAGAACTGAGCTTTCAGAAAAAACAGGGATCAGCATTGCAACTATAACCACTTGGTGGAAAAGGGATTTTTACCCGGCTAACTTATTGATTGGTTGTGCTTTAGAAACGGGTGTTTCACTACGTTGGCTCTCCCTCGGTGAGGGGCCAATGTACGACGATGCAAAAGGCGAGATAACCTCAGTTGCCCGCTATAAAATTATCAATGGTAAATTGTTTGAAGATGGATATTTGGTTTTAGATAACTCTTTATTATCGGTTGGAATGGCTCGGCCTAAAGTTATCATCTCGGATGGAGTGACCAATTTGGTTGATTGCTCATTTGAAGATATTTCGGATGGGACGTGGTTAGTTGAGATTGAGCATAAAGCAAGTATCAGAAACTTAGAGCTTATTCCTGTTGGTAAAGTAAGGGTCAGCAGCAATGAGCTAAAGATGCCATTTGAGTGTGCATTGGCAGACATTACTGTTTTAGCTCGTGTAGATAGCGTGTTAAAGAAAATGTGAAGCCAAGTAAATAATATTAAAAACTCTATCCTTCATAAATTATGCATATGAATAAATTCAACCTCAATCATGGTGGTCGTGAAGCGTTGAGTCGAGTTCTGGAGGCATATGGATTCAAAACCAGAACAGAGCTTTCACAGCATACGGGTATTACAAACAGTACCTTTGGGACGTGGTGGAGTAGAGATTATTATCCGGCGCAGGTGATTATCTGGTGTTCGCTGGAAACCGGAGTTTCCCTGCGGTGGCTAGCTACAGGGGAGGGGCCAATGTACGATGACGCAAAAGGCGACATAACCTCACTTACCCGATACAAGATTATCAAAGGTAAATTGGTTGAAGATGGGCATCTGGTATTGGATAACTCACTACTATCACCTGAACTTACTGAACCAAAAATTATTGTCTCGGATGAAGCGATTAGTTTAGTTGATTATTCATTTGAAGAAATCTCAGATGGGACATGGCTAGTAGAAATTGAAGGCAAAGTTAGTATCCGGAATCTAGAACTTATCCCTGTCGGTAAAGTGAGAGTCAGTGGAACAGAGATAAAGATACCATTTGAATGCGCGTTGAACGAGATAACTGTTTTAGCCCGAGTAGATAGTGTTTTAAGGAAGGTGTAAGTACGTCGTATGGCAGTAAGAAAGTTGAATACCGGGAAATGGATTTGTGAGTGTTATCCGGCAGGTAGGGAAGGGAAGCGAGTAAGAAAGCAGTTTGCGACGAAAGGTGAAGCATTGGCATTTGAGCGCTTCACGATGGAGCAGGTAGACAATAAACCTTGGTTAGGTGAAAAGCAGGACGTGCGGTTATTGTCAGAGTTGATCGAGATTTGGCATCGGGCGCATGGTATCACTTTGAGCGATGGCAAATCTCGTCATCAGGTTTTGCTCAATATGTGCCGTGACCTTGGTGATCCGCGCGCCATAGATTTTACCGCAAAAACATTTTCTCGGTATCGTGAACAACGGCTCAACGGGAAAATATTACGTGGCACTCGTACCAAAGGCGTAACACCGCGCACGTTGAATATTGAATTGGCGTACATGCGGGCGATGTTTAATGAACTCTCCCGTCTGAGTGAGTGGAGTTACGATAATCCACTCCGTGGTGTGCGCCAGTATCGAACTCATGAGCAAGAAATGGCGTTCCTGACCAAAGAGCAGATAGTCAATCTTCTAAAAGAATGTGAAAACAGCACAGTACCGGAGTTGGCTACCGTTGTGCGGCTGTGCCTAGCCACTGGCGCACGTTGGTCAGAAGCGGAAAGCCTGACTCATACGCAAGTAATACCCTATAAAGTCACTTACACAAAAACCAAAGGGAAGCGCAATCGCAGCATCCCAATTAGTGAAGAATTATTTAACTTTTTACCCAAAAAGACCGGTCGCTTATTCCCCTCATGCTATGCCGCTTTCCGCACGGCACTGAAGAGAACGAACATAAAACTACCAGATAGACAGTGTTCACATGTTCTACGTCACACTTTTGCCAGTCATTTCATGATGAAAGGCGGAAATATTCTAGTATTGCAGCGAATCTTAGGCCATACCGATATCAAAATGACAATGCGCTACGCGCATTTTTCACCTGAGTATTTGGATGACGTTTTATATCTAAACCCATTAGCAAACACTAGATAGGAAAGATAATGACACTCCCTGAAGAACACTTAGAAAGATATGTATATCATTTTACGCATATTAATAACATTCCTAAATTATTAGTTAGTGGTTTATTATCAAATAGCCAGTTAGAAAAGCATAATCTAGATGTGACGAGTATTGCAGAACCAGATATTCAAGCTCGCAGAGCAGCTATGGCAGTTACATGTGGGCCATGTGGAGTTGTTCATGATTATGTACCATTTTATTTTAGCACTCGTAGCCCAATGCTTCTTGGTGTTGTAAATAAACGTAACGTAGATCAGTTTGATATTATATATCTTGAATATAAGCTTTCCACATTAATTAAAAATGGTTTTGTCTTTACTGATTCGTCGGCAAATGCATCGCAAGCGCCAAACTTCTATTCAGATTTAAATAAATTATCTATATTAGATTGGAATTTGATTGATTCATTATCTTGGGGAACTCCGAATGGACGTAGACAAGAAAAAATGGCTGAGTTTTTAGTTCACGGAAATGTATCTATTTATGATGCTGAAAATATTGTAGTGTGGAATGAACGCATAAAAAAAGTAATGCTACAATATATTAAAGGGAGTAATGTAAACGCACCTACTATATCGTTCGAAAATGATAATCGTCGACACTATTTTACAAACTTTATGCATGGTGGACAATCTTCTTGTACTTATGGACCAAAAGAAACAGCTGGTATTTATTCTCAGACATATAAAAACATATCGGAACGTGATGCTAATAATATTGGAGGATTCGCTAATATTGATGCAATATTAGTGAGTTTAAGAGAAGACTTAAATAATATATCTTATACAAAAGAACTTGTAGGGTTAAGTTCTGATAATGGGATTCATAAAAAAACAGTTGATCAACACACTCACGATGTAGTGAGAAATGTTACGAAAAGCAGCTATTTTTCTAAGTTGAATGAGCGGTGCAAGATTATTGTGGAGTTATCAGCTTTTTTACATGATATCGGTAAAGGACCTAAAAGCAGATGGGGTGATGGATTACAGAAAGTTGATACGCGACACCCCGTTTTAGCTATGCACATGCTAAAAGATCTTTTTATGAAGCAAGTCATCAATATTGATTTAAATGAAATTAAAATTTTGCTAAAATTAGTTTGCTATCATGATCTGATTGGCGATATTTTAGGAAAAGGGCGTGATGAGGTTCAATTGATACAACTCGTTGAAACAGAAGAGGAAGTAAATATGCTATTCTGTTTGAGTGAGGCCGATATAACATCTTTGGTTCCTATATGGTGGGATAAGGTTAAAGTAGATGCGTTATATAAAAGAACTATCGCCTTGCTTTCTTGA